AAGAATCCGATAAATCAAAAGTATATTCAAAACCTCTGTCCAAAGTTATACCAGCTTGAGTCACTCCATTTATTGCAAAGAAATTATAGGAACTACCTGCAACAACTTTAACATCATATGTAACTCCTTTTCTGTATCTCACAACATGAGATGATAGGAATGGTGCCCATGTTGTTCCCTTTGGAATATCTCCACTACCGAATGTTTCTGTGTAATGTGTTACACCGTCTGGCGATCTTCTAATATAAAGACCTAGATTTTCTTGAGTGCCACCTCTAACGTAACCATCGACATATATTTTTTCGTCTAGGAATTTAGTTGGATTTTCCATTCTGTTTTCTACACCTATTAGATCACTACTGCTTCTATTTGCAGCCCGATCAAAATGTAGGTTTGCATAATATTTCGGAGAACCGGCAACATCAGTTTGATTACTTTCGAATTTTTCTCTAAATATATTTGTGGTATTTAGACCAGTCCCGGTTTGTGTTTTATAAAAAGTTGCCCATCTATCTGCAAAATACTGCATTGCGGTGTTTCCCGCGAAGGTA